ATCTGTGATATAGTAGAAGAACAGGATAAGTATTGTATATATATTAGAAAGGGTGATGTAGTAATACCATGGAAAGATTTTAATAAAAACATGGCTATATCAGTTGAGTATAATCTAGAATACTAATGAAAGCTTATAAAGATTTTATAGTATCACCGATAGGTGAGAGATATAATAATTCTAAAAAAGTTGGAGAAAAAGAATTAATACTTAATACTGAAATATTTAATCATCAGTTTATAAATAGATTAGCATTAGTATTAGAAACTCCAATATTATTTGATACACCTATTGAAAAAGAAGATGAGATAATATTACATCATAACGTTTTTAGAAGATGGCATGATGTTAAAGGTAGAGAAAAAAATAGTAGATCATACTGGAAAGAAGATAAATACTTTATATCTACAGATCAAATATTTCTTTATAAGAAAAAAGACTGGATGGCTATGCCAGGTTATAGTTTTGTTCAACCTATAGTATCAAGCAATAATTTAACTAGTGAGGCAGAAAAACCTTTAGTTGGCGTTATTAAATATAGTGATGGTACTTACAACAAAAATCAATTAGTTGGTTTTACACCTAATAGTGAATATGAGTTTATAATCGAAAACAAAAGATTATACAGGGTATTAAATAAATTTATTACAATTAAATATGAATATCAAGGAAACGAAAAAGAATATAATCCAAGCTGGGCGCATAGCAGTTGAAGAGCTAATTAAAGTTGCTAAAGAAGCTATTGTTGATTCTGGCGATGATGTTTCTGCAGATAGATTAAAAAACGCCGCAGCTACTAAAAAGCTAGCTATATTCGATGCGTTTGAGATTTTAAACCGTATACAAGAAGAGGAGAACATGCTTGAAGGTAAAGTTGAAAATAAAAAAGAAGTTAAATTTAAAGGCTTCGCAGAAGGTAGATCAAAATGAGTTACGAGCAAACATTATATGCAGTAATTGAACCAGTCAAACTTAATACATTAAAAAGATTAAACAAATCTAAAAAATGGGAGTATGGTTATAATAAAGAAAACGATATTATCGTTATATCTAAGAATGGCACGGTAGGTGAAGTGCTTGATATACAGGGTTTAAAAGTAGCTTTACCTAAACAACCTAAAGAAATTTATAGTTGTAGTAAAACTAAGTCAAAACAAAAGTGGCGTAAGTTTGATCATAACCCACCTTTTAAAAGAATTAAAACTGTATTTGATTGGCAAGGATATCCAGATGACTTTAAACAAAGCCATTATGAATATATAGACGAAGAGTTTAGAAGAAGAGAAGAAGGTTTTTGGTTTATGAATAATGGTGAACCAACCTATATAACAGGTACACATTATATGTATTTACAATGGAGCAAGATTGATGTAGGTGCGCCAGACTATAGAGAATCAAATAGATTATTTTTTATATTTTGGGAAGCTTGCAAGGCAGATAAAAGATGTTATGGGATGTGTTACTTAAAAAATAGACGTTCTGGTTTTTCATTTATGAGTTCAGCTGAAACCGTTAATTTAGCTACATTAGCTAGTGATAGTAGATTTGGGATACTATCTAAGACAGGTGCTGATGCAAAGAAAATGTTTACAGATAAAGTAGTACCTATTAGTATTAACTATCCATTTTTCTTTAAACCAATACAAGATGGTATGGACCGTCCAAAGTCTGAGCTAGCATATAGAGTACCTGCAAAAAAGTTTACTCGTAAAAAAATACGAGAACGTGAGGAGATAGATGATATACAAGGACTTGATACAACTATTGACTGGAAAAATACAGGTGATAATAGTTATGATGGTGAAAAACTAAACTTATTAGTTCACGATGAAAGTGGTAAGTGGGAAAGACCTGATAATATAAAAAATAACTGGAGAGTTACAAAAACTTGTTTACGATTAGGTAGTAGAATAGTTGGTAAATGTATGATGGGTAGTACGTCTAATGCGTTAGAAAAAGGTGGTGATAATTTTAAAAACTTATACAATAATTCAGATGTTACAAAACGAAATAGAAATGGACAGACTAAGTCAGGATTATATTCTTTGTTTATTCCTATGGAATGGAATTACGAAGGTTTCATCGACGAGTATGGAAGACCTGTGTTCAACGCTCCTAGAGAACAAACAGTTGATCCGCATGGCTTAGAAATAGAACACGGTGTTATAGACTATTGGAATAATGAAGTTGATGGATTAAGAGATGATCAAGACGCTTTAAATGAATTTTATCGCCAGTTTCCAAGAACTGAAGAGCACGCGTTTAGAGATGAGACAAAAAATAGTTTATTTAATTTAGTTAAAATATACGAGCAAATAGATTATAACGAAGGTAACAGAAACTCATCTGTATTAACAACAGGTAATTTTCAATGGATTAATGGTAAAAAAGATACGCAAGTTGTTTTTAACCCAGATCCAAACGGTAGATTTAAAATTAGTTGGGTGCCAGGGATTAAATTACAAAATAACGTTATATTAAAAAATGGCGTAAGATATCCAGGTAATGAGCATATGGGTGCATTTGGTTGTGACTCATACGATATATCTGGAACAGTAGATAAACGAGGCTCAAAAGGTGCTTTGCACGGATTAACAAAGTTTTCAATGGAAGATGCTCCAGTAAATACTTTTTTCCTTGAATACATAGCAAGACCACAAACGGCTGAAATATTTTTTGAAGATGTTTTAATGGCATTAGTATTTTACGGTATGCCAATACTTGCAGAGAATAATAAACCAAGATTACTATACTATTTACGTAGAAGAGGTTATAGAGGATTTAGTATGAACAGACCTGATAAAATTTGGAATAAATTATCAGTTGCAGAAAAAGAAGTTGGTGGAATACCAAACTCTAGTGAAGATATAAAGCAAGCTCACGCAGCTGCTATTGAAATGTATATTAATGATCACGTTGGATTATTACAAGATGGTACTTATGGTACCACATACTTTAACGAAACATTAAATGATTGGTCTAAGTTTGATATAAATAAAAGAACTAAACACGATGCTTCAATAAGTTCGGGTTTAGCTATAATGGCTTGTAATAGACATTTATATAGACCTAACCCAAATAAGAGTAAAGAAAAATTAAACTTAAGTATATCAAAATATAATAACTCTGGATTTTCATCTAGAATAATTAAAAGTAAAATATGAGGTTAACACAACATTCTATAAATTTTCCATCACAAGCTGTTAGTGATTTAGAGAAGTTAAATAAAGAGTATGGCTTAAAGATAGCGAGAGCTATAAAACACGAGTGGTTTTCTGGTGCTACATCTAAGTATAATGTTTATAGAAATAATTTTCATAACTTAAGGCTATACGCAAGAGGTGAACAACCTATACAAAAATATAAAAATGAATTATCTATTAATGGTGATTTATCTTATCTTAATTTAGATTGGAAACCTGTTCCAATTATCCCTAAATTTGTTGATATCGTGGTTAACGGTATGGCTCAAAGAAACTATCAAATTAATTGTTATTCACAAGATGAGTATGGCGTAAGTAAACGTACTGCATATATGGAATCATTATTAAGAGATATGAGAGCTAAGAACTTTGATAAAATGGTTCAACAACAATATGATATAGACTTAAAAGAAAACGACCCTGAAACTTTACCAGATTCAGAAGAAGAATTAAAGCTGCATATGCAATTGAGTTACAAGCAAGGCGTGGAGTTAGCTGAAGAGCAAGCATTAAAAGTTTTATTAGAGGGAAGTGATTATGATTTAGTTAGAAGAAGATGTTTGTACGACTTAGCTGTATTAGGTATTGGCGCTACAAAAACCACGTTTGATTGGGCTGATGGAGCTAAAGCTGAATACGTTGATCCAACTAATTTAGTGTATTCACATACTGAATCTCCTTATTTTGAGGATATATATTACGTAGGTGAAGTAAAAGACATACCTATTAATGAATTAGTTAAACAATTTCCAAAGTTATCCGAAGAAGATATTACAGAATTAGTAGATAAAAAATCTTACTCTACTAATAACGTCTCAAGTGATGATAAAAATAAAGTTAAAGTTCTGTACTTTAATTATAAAACACACATGAACAATGTATACAAACTTAAAAAGTTAGGTACAGGTGCGGAAAAGGTTATTGAAAAAGATGATACATTTAATCCTCCAGTGGAGAGTATGGATGGAAACTTTGAGAGATTAGAAAGAGTTGTTGAAGTGTTGTATGAAGGCGTTTATGTTGTGGGTGCGGATAAATTACTTACGTGGAAAATGTGTGATAACATGATGCGTACTGACTCTGATTTCAACAGAGTAAAAATGAATTATCAAATAGTTGCGCCTAGAATGTATGAAGGTAGAATAGAAAGTTTAGTAGGTAGAATAACTAGCTTTGCTGATATGATACAATTAACGCATTTAAAGCTACAACAAGTTATGGCGCGTATGGTGCCAGATGGCGTTTATCTTGACGCTGATGGTTTAGCTGAAATAGATTTAGGTAACGGGACGAATTATAATCCACAAGAAGCTTTAAACATGTTCTTCCAAACTGGTAGTGTTATAGGTAGAAGTTTCACAGCTGATGGAGATGGCAACCCCGGTAAAATACCAATACAACAAATAAACAATGGCGTAAATGGAGGTAAGTTACAAAGTTTAATACAAACTTATAATTACTATTTGCAGATGATAAGAGATGTGACCGGGTTAAATGAAGCAAGGGACGCTAGCACGCCAGATAGAAACGCTTTAGTTGGCGTACAAAAAATGGCCGCAGCTAATTCTAATACAGCTACTAGACATGTTTTACAATCTATGTTATACATAACAGCTGAAGTTGCAGAATGTTTATCACTGCGCATAGCTGATATAATAGAATATTCACCAACAAAAGACGCTTTTATTAGAGCGTTAGGTGCACACAACGTAGCAACATTAGATGAGATGAAGAACTTACATCTATATGATTTTGGTATATTTATAGAATTAATGCCAGATGATGAAGAAAAACAGATGTTAGAAAATAATATACAAGTTTCTTTACAACAAGGTAGTATTGACTTAGACGACGCAATAGACTTAAGATCTGTTCGTAATGTTAAATTAGCCAATCAATTATTAAAAGTTAAAAGAAAAAAGAAACAAGAAAGAGAGCAGAAAATGCAGCAACAAAATATTCAAGCTCAATCTCAAGCTAATGCTCAAGCTCAACAAGCTGCTGCTCAAGCGGAGGTACAAAAGAAACAGGGTCTAATGCAGGCTGAAGTACAATTAGAACAGACTAAAAATCAATTAAAAACACAATACTTACTTGCTGAAGTAGAAGCTAAAAAACAATTAATGGCTTATGAGTTTGAATTAGAATCTAAAATAGAGTCTGCAAAACAAAAAACGAACAATCAACTTGAGGGAATGAGGGAAGATAGAAGAGATAATAGAGTTGATATGCAAGCGGCTCATCAAAAACAAATGGTAGATAGAAGAAGTGAGGGTAATTCACTTAAAAGGTTTGAGTCGTCAGGTAATGATAATATTACCGGGAATGCAGGATTGAACCTGTAGTCTTTTAATTTTTAATATTTTATAAAATTTTATTATGGAAGAACTAAACGAAGAGGTTGTAGAAGAAACAACCGAACAACAAGAAGAGCAACCTTTAGAACAAGAGGTTGAGGATGTTATAGATGAAACTAAGTTTGATAGCGCTGGAGACGAAAGCGTTATTAAAATAGATTTAGATAACACGCCTAAACAAGAGCAAAACGTAGAAACACCAGTAGTTGAAGAGGAAGAGGCTGTAGAAGAAGAACAGCCTATTATGGAGGAGGTAACAGATGAAGAGCCTCAAACTATACAAGAAGCTGAAGAAGAGATAGTGGAAGCTGTAGCCGAAGCTGTTGAAACTGGCGAACCACTACCTGAGAATATTCAAAAGGTAGTAGAGTTTATGAATGAAACTGGTGGTGACTTGCAAGACTACGTTAATTTAAATAGAGATTTATCTAGTATGGATGATTCAGATGTATTAGATGAATATTATAGAACAACGAAATCTCATTTATCAGCAGAAGAAAGAAACTTTTTATTAGAAGATAGATTTGGTGTTAACGAAGAATCTGATGATGAAAGAGAAGTACGTAAAAAAAAGATAGCCCTTAAAGAGCAAGTTGCTGAGGCTAGAGCCTACTTAGACGGGCAGAAGTCTAAATATTATGAAGAAATTAAAGCTGGAGTTAAGTTAACTCCTGAGCAACAACATGCTATTAGTTTTTATCATAAGCACAACGAAGATCAAGAAGGTCAAAAGAAGTTATCCGAAGCTAGTAAGAAAACATTTTTAAATAAAACCAATAATCTTTTTAATGACAAATTCAAAGGTTTTGAATATGAAGTTGGGGATAAAAAATATAGGTATAATGTTAAAGATGTTAATAAAGTAAAGACGACACAAAGCGACATCAATAATTTTGTCAACAAGTTTGTTGGCGATGATAAAGCAACTATTGATGATGCTGAAGGTTATCACAAATCTTTATTTACCGCTATGAATCCAGATGCTATTGCTAAGCATTTTTACGAGCAAGGCAAATCTGATGCAATTAAAGACAGAATAGCTAAAGATAAAAATATCAACTTAGAACCTAGAAAAACGCACGGCGAAGTTAATGTTGGCGGTGTACAATACAAGGTTGTAGGTAAATCTTCTGAAGACATTAGAAATAGATCTTTTAGAATTAAGAGTAACAAAAAGAAAAATTAACTTTAAAAATTTATAATTATGGCAATTACAGGAGGGAATAGTTTGAATAGCGTTCCTGCTCATCAGCAACAAACGTTATCTACAAACTATATCGATTTTACTGCGTCAGGTACTACCTGGGCGCAACAATATCTGCCTGAACTTATGGAAAAGGAAGCTGAGGTCTTTGGACCAAGAACAATATCAGGTTTCTTAGATAAGATTGGAGCAGAAGAATCTATGTCTTCAGATCAAGTTATTTGGTCGGAGCAAGGTAGATTACATTTATCTTACAAAGGTAGGGTATCAGATAATAACGGTGGCGCAACTATTGATTCAGTTGCATCTGCACAGATATTGATTCAATATGATATTGATGAAGCTGAAGGTGCTGACGCTGGTATATCTAATGGTTTATCAATTGTTAACCACGGTATTAGAGTAAACGATACTATTATCGTTGCTAATGCTACTGAGGTTAAAAAATGTTTTGTAACAAAAGTAGCAACAGATACAATAGATGTTGTACCTTATGGAGAAGCTCCTACGGTATTAACTGATTCTGCTGTTGCGAAATCATCAACGATACTAGTTTACGGTTCTGAATACAAAAAAGGTGCTTCTTACCATACTGGTGAGGGTGGTGCTGCTAGCGAATCAAGAACTGCTAACGAACCTGCGTTCAAAACTTTTAACAACAAACCAATCATAATGAAAGATTACTACGAAGTATCAGGATCTGATACAGGTAGAATCGGTTGGATCGAAGTTGCTTCTGAAGAAGGCAAAAGCGGATACTTATGGTATTTAAAAGCTGAGTCTGATACAAGAGCAAGATTCAATGATTATGTTGAAATGGCGATGTTAGAAGCTGAAAAAGGTGGTGCTGGTACTGATATAATGGAATCAGCGGATGCGTTATATAATGCTACTGGTAATGCTACTGGTACTGAAGGTTTATTCGCAGCTATCGAATCAAGAGGTAATGTTACTACTGGTGTAACCGGTATTAACGCTGCTACTGATTTAGCTGAGTTCGACTCTATATTAGCTGAGTTTGACAAGCAAGGCGCTATTGAAGAATACATGATGTTTGTAAATAGACAAACTAGTTTAGCAATGGATGACATGTTAGCTTCAATGAATTCTTACGGAGCTGGAGGTACTTCTTATGGAGTATTTGACAACGACGAAGATATGGCATTAAACTTAGGTTTCTCAGGATTTAGAAGAGGTTCTTATGACTTCTACAAATCTGATTTCAGATACTTAAATGACAAAGCTACAAGAGGTGGTATTAATGATATAGCTGGCGCTAACGCGATCAGAGGTATGATGATACCAGCGGGTGTTTCTACAGTTTATGACCAAACTATGGGTAAAAACTTAAAAAGACCTTTCTTGCATGTTAGATATAGAGCTTCTCAAACAGACAATAGAAAAATGAAAACTTGGACTACTGGTTCTGTCGGGGCAACTACATCAGCGTTAGACGCAATGCAACTACACTTCTTAACTGAAAGATGTTTAGTTGTTCAAGGTGCTAACAATTTCATGATGATGAAGTAAAACTATTTATTTATAAGGGCGGTGTAATATCGCCCTTATATTTTTATTAATTATATTATATATTATATTATGGCAAAGAAAAAAGAAACAACTAAGGTTGAAAAACCTATAGTTAAAGAAACAGTGGCTGTTAAAGAACAGCCGATTGCAAAGGTTAAAGTTCCTGAGGTAAAAATTCTTACAGTTGAACATAAACCAAAAAATCAATGGGAAGTAAAAGATAGAGTTTATTATTTAAAAGGTAGAAAGAAACCTTTATCACACTCTATAAGATCAGCTAATTTATATTGGTTTGATGAAGATAAAGCATACGAAAGAGAAATAAAATATTGTCAAAATCAAAAAACTTGTTTTGTTGATGAAATGAAAGGAGATCAGAGATTAGAACATATTATATTTAGAAGCGGATCTTTATTTGTTCCCAAAGAAAAAGTTACATTGCAAAAATTTTTATCAATTCATCCTCATAGAGATCAAATATTCTACGAGCATAAGCCAGTGAAAATAGCTGAAAATCAAATTGAAATATTAGAAATGGAAGCTGATGCTATGGTATTAGCTAGACAAATGGATATTGATATGGCTGAAGCTGTTATGAGAGTAGAGTCAGGATCCTCGGTTACTAAGATGAGTTCTAAAGAACTTAGAAGAGATTTACTACTATTTGCTAGGGATAATCCTAAATTGTTCTTAGAACTAGCTAAAGATGATAATGTTCAACTTAGAAATTTTGGTATTAAAGCTTCAGAGGCTAACATAATTAAATTATCTAATGACCAACGCCACTTTGAGTGGTCATCGACTGGTAGAAAAATTATGACAGTTCCTTTTGATGAGCATCCATTTTCAGCATTAGCTGCTTGGTTTAAAACTGACGAAGGTATGGAGATATATTCAAATATCGAAAAAAGAATTAAGTAACTTTAATATTAGTAATAATTATAGCCACTCATTACGGGTGGCTATTTTTATTTAAGTGCTAACCTTTCACTTTATCATGTGACTATAATATAGTATAAAATATAATAATATGAGTAAATCAAAAGGACTTGGGGACACTGTTGAGAAAATTACTCGAGCTACTGGCGTAAAGTCTTTAACTCAATTAGCAATGAGGGCTACTGGCTATAAAGAATGCGGTTGTAATAAAAGAAAAGCTTGGCTTAATAAACAGTTTCCTTATCATAAACAAAAATAATTATGGCTGTAACTATAGATAATGTATATCAAAAAGTATTAGCGCTAGCTAATAAAGAACAGAGAGGTTATATAACACCTCAAGAATTTAATCTATTTGCGGATAAAGCCCAAAATGAAATATTTGATAATTACTTTCACGGTTTTAAAGGTGCTCAAAGAAAACCAAACGATCAAATGCTATACGCAGATGAAGTTGAAATGTTAGAAGAAAAACTACATCCTTTTCATATTGATACTACAGTTAATGTAGCAGCTGCTAATTTAGCTTTACCATCTATCCATAAAATAATAAGTATTACTAGAGCAAATGGAACTCAATTATCTCAAGTTAATAAAACTCAAATAACATTTACAGAAGGAAATCCTTTAACTAAAGCCGTTCTAACAAGATCTGTTTTTGTTAGAGAAGATTCTGGTAGCGTAACAGTTTATCCAGCTGCATCAGCGGCTACTTGGAACGTGGATACAAATGGTGATGGTCAAGTTGACGCAGAAGCTTTTGAAGTAAGTTATTATTCAGCGCCATCAGCACCTAATTGGGCTTATGTAGTTACAAATGAAAAAGCTTTATATAACGCTACTAATTCAACTGACTTTCAATTACATGTAGGTGAAGAAGAAAATTTAGTATCAAGAATATTAATGTTAGCTGGTGTAACAATACAGAAACCAGAAATACAGCAAGCTGGTGTTCAAGATATACAATTAATGAAACAACAACAAAATAGTTAATTATGGGATTATTAGACGGAACAAATGAATATCAATATTATACAGGTTCAAGCGCTAACTACGGTAACTATCAGTTTGTTACATTAGAGAATCTTATAAACGCATTTATGTATATATACGTGGGTGAAGGAAAAATAATATCTAAAATAAATAGAACAGATGTTCAGTTTCACGCTATGCGTGCAATACAAGAATTATCTTACGATATACTTAGATCTTTTAAAAGTCAAGAAATAGAAGTACCTAATAGTTTATCTATGATATTACCTCAAGATTATGTTAATTATATTAAGATAGTTAGAGTTGGTAGTGATGGTATAGAAAGAGTTTTATATCCAGCTAGAAAAACTTCAGATCCTTTTGCTATAACTCAAGATGGAGATGGTGTTTATCAATATACAGATACTGATAGTGATGGCACTGGTAATATACTAACTGAGCAAACACCTAGTGATACATCTAGTAATTTTACGGATCAAACACCAGTTAATTATCATTTGTATGATATTAATTATGTTACCGATACAGAGATAAGCCCACAAGGTAGAAGGTATGGTTTGGATCCAGAGCATACACAAATAAATGGTAGTTATTTTATAGATAACGCAAGGGGCGTGATTAATTTTGGCTCAGCATTAGCTGGTGTAACTGTAACGCTACATTATGTTAGTGATGGATTAGGTAAAGATTCAGAGATGGTTGTACATAAGTTTTGCGAAGAAGCTTGTTACAAACATATAGCGTATGGCGTATTATCCACAAGATCTAATATACCAGAATATTTAGTTGCTAGATTTAAGAAAGAAAGGTTTGCTGAAACCAGAAAGGCAAAAATTAGATTATCAAATATTAAGATAGAAGAATTTACGCAAGTTCTAAAAGGAATGGGTAAACAAATAAAATAAAATTATGGGAGAAATTAAACATGGTTTTACGGGTGGAAAGATGAATAAAGATCTTGATGAGCGTTTAGTTCAGCAAGGTGAATATAGAGATGCAATGAATATCCAAGTTAGAACCACAGCTGGAAGCGGTGAAGGTGATGGTATTGGAGATGCTGGGGTCGTACAAAATTTACAAGGCAATATTAGCATCGGTACAGCAACGGGTGATACTTTATCCGCTAGTTTTGTTGATACTGACTTTACTTGTATAGGTTCTATTGCTCACGAAAAAACTGACTCGGGTTATTTCTTTTTTACAACAGATATATTTTTAGCAGCTGATTATACTTCAACTACTGAAATAATAAAAATAGATACTATAGTAGAGCATAGTGTTAAAACTAATTTAAATGCCCCTGTAGTCGTGGATAGGTGGGGACTACAAACACCTATAATTAATGTATGGGGTAATAACAATGGAGATGCTTCAGACAACGAAGCACCAACTGGCACTATAACTACGTTCAATGCTATATCTACTCTTCCAGCAAAAATAAGAGAAGGTATGACTATAGAATTTACCGACTCAGCAAATGTTGGTAATTTTGCTACAGTTAAAATAAAAAAAATAGATGGTAATACAATACATTTATACGATCAAATAAATACTGCTGATGCTACATGGGCTAACTTTACTCATGCTAGATTTACTCACCCTAGAGCTTTACATTTTTCTAAAAAGCAACTTATTACAGGAATAAACATAATAGATAATTTATTATTTTGGACAGACGGAAAAACTGAGCCAAAAAAAATAAATATAGAAAGATGTAAAAAAGGTACTAATGTTGATGGGACTTCACATACTAAATTATTTATAACTAATCCTAATACAGAGGAGTTGGCAGATGCAGGGTCGTTAGAGCTAACTGGTTTAAATAGCGATTTACTAGAAGAGCATATTACTGTTTTAAGGCCAGCGCCTAAAACTCCACCAACGATAGATGTTGAATTAAAAGATGATGCAGAATTAGAATTCTCTGTAAGCGAGTTTTACTCAACAACTATAGAGGGTGACAGTGACACTGAAACTTTAACTAGTTTATGGGATATTCAAGAGGACGTAGAAAGTATGGTTGGTACCACAGCATTTATAGGTTCAACAGCTATTGACTCTACTCCTGATATCTTACATTACTATGGCGATACTATACCAAATTTAAGTCAAGTACCTTTTGAAATAGGAGATATTTTTGTTGTGTCACAAGAGGAGGTTGAAGAAGGTTTTACTCCGGTAATTTTTAAAGTTAAGTTCTTAGGGTATTATAATGGTTACCCTAGTTTAGAACTATCTGAATCACCTACGGATCTAATAAAAGTAGAAATAATAAAGGCACCTAATTATTTACCTAGCAATAGTATGCACGATTGGTCATTCAGGCTTGCTAATGATAAAGATTCTAAGTTTGAATTAAAGTTTGCAAGGTTTGGATATAGATATAAATACGAAGATGGTGAATACTCAGCTTTTTCTCCTTGGTCCGAATTAGCATTTGATCCAGGTTTATTTGATTACGATCCCGTAAAAGGTTATAATCTAGGTATGGTTAACACTATTAAAAAATTAACTATAAAAGATTTTATACCGTATTACACTGATAGATCTTTAGATATAATTGAGGTAGAGATACTATATAAGTCTACTGATTCACCAAACGTATACACAATAAAAAGTATTAAAAAAATAAGAGACGGTGAATGGGAGCTGTTTACGCCTGATGGTAATTTAGATAACAATGATGCAACTCAAAGTTCTTTAGGAACAGGTGCATTAGAGATAAAGTCAGAAACTATACATAGAGTTTTACCATCTAACCAAACGTTAAGAACTTTTGATAACGTACCTAGAATTGCTTTAGCCCAAGAGATAACCGGAAGTAGAGTACTATATGGTAACTTTACTCAAGGATTTGATTTAAAATATCCAGTTGGATTAAATCAAGATGTAGTAAGCGAGTCAGTTGATAATCAACCTAAAAGATCGGTTAAAACAATTAGAGACTACAAGGTTGGTATGGTATTTGGAGATATATATGGTAGAGAAACACCGGTTATAGCATCAAATAAAATAACTTCAGGAATTGATGTTTTTGGTGATGAGGAGTTTTTTGCCTCAACAGACGAATTAACTATACCTAAAGAGCTTTGCGCTCAAGCGAATAAGTTATCTGTTAAGCAGGTATGGGATAAACCAGGTTTGC